GAACCAGTTTGCCATTCTCTTCCATTATGGCAAATTCTGATTGAAACTTTTCTTGGAAAGCTGAAATTTCAGAAAGTGACCTGTCTAAACCAAAAGGTCCACCTTTTTTAAATGCTTCTACAGCTTGTGCATTTTTAGCAAATTCTTGTAATTTTTTTTCTGCTTCATCTAATCCTTTTATCAAAGCAGGTAGAGGAATATCAAAATTTTCTCCAATAGGTTTTAGTTCTTGAATTGCTTCTTGAGCTTGTATTTTGATTTGTTCTGGGTCTAAATCTGCAAATCTTGCTTCTAAAAGAGCTTCTTTTTTGAGTTGAGCTTGTAACAACTCTAGTGACTTTGTATACTCACTAAACGCTACATCTGCTTCTTTAGCTTCTTCTTTTAATTGTGCAGTTGATTCTTTTGCACGTTGAGCAGCATTATCAACTCCTGTTAAAGCTTTTACAAATCTGTCAGACATACCTTGGAAATCAAATGTTACTAAATCTACAAATGTGCCAATTAAGAGGTCTATAGGTTTTATAACAAACATTATTGCCGCACCTAAAAGCTCAAGTGCTTTAGCGGCAGCATAAGCAAATGATGTTATAAATCCTTTAACACTTTCTAGATTAGCAAAAGCCATTGTAAATGCAGTTATCTCAGTTTTTATCATGTTAAACATTTGTGCTAATGTAACACTTGTTTTTGCAAACTGAGCATTTGTTTTTTCTGTAGAATCTAATAATGCTTCTAAAATTAATTTTGGTTTTAAGAATCCTTCAGATGCAAGTTTCTTAAGTTCTGTTTTTGCAAAACCTGTTTTGTCAGCAAGTATGTCTAGCAATGGTGGTAATGTTTCAGATATTGCTCTAAACTCATCACCTTGTAATCTACCAGACTGAAAACCTTGAGATAGCTGTAGCAAGATAGACCTTGCTTCGTGCATTTGAACACCTTGTATAGCCATCAACTTATTTAAGTTTTGTGTAGCTAATGCAACTTGGTCTTGAGATGCTCCCATCCTATTAGCAGCAAATGTTAACCTTTGGAACATGGTGATAGTTCCATCTAAGTCACCTCTTGTATTTCTTGCAACTTCAGACAGAGCTTCCATTTTACCTTCAAGGTCTACAACACTTGTTGAAACAACTCTTAATTTGTTTGTTAAAGATTGTGCTAAGTTAATCATCTGAACAACTTCAGATGTTACTTTTGCTCCAATCAATGCTCCAAATGCTGGAGCTAGTGACCTAGACATTCCTCTAAGGTCTCCGAACCCTTTTACAAGTGTACTTATACGACCGCCGAAGTTGCCAAATATTTTTTCTGTTTTTGCTGTTTGGTCTCTAAGACCTGAGAACTTTGTGCCAAAGGCATCTATAGTGCTACCAGCTCTTCTCGAACCTTGACCTATATTGTCAAAGAATTTAGTAGAGTCTTGACCACCTCTGGTTTTTAAAACTAACTCTAAAACTTGTGTTAACTTATTTGCCACGACTTCTTGCTTCCTGCCTCTCTCTCTTGGAAATTATACCATAGAGTCTGTTAATTTCATCACCAGTAAGCATCATTACATCATACTTAGTCCAACCATACCTAGTAGCAAAAAAGTCTAATATTTTAAGATAATCTACTTGATGTCTGGAGAGTTTACCACCAGGAAATAGGTGACTACCTCATTAAGAACATCCATTTCACTAGGTGATATATCTTTTATCCAATTTTCATCTAAGTCTGGATTTAGGTCTTTATCTGAGATTACTAATTTTAAAACATCAAGCAAAGCTGTAATTGGCTTATTTTGCTTCTGTTCTAAAGGTCCTTGCTCTTCTAATTCAGCAAGTTGAAAAAGTGTAGCTGGTTTTACTTTTATTTCACGACCAGCGAGAGTGAAGGTTTTCATATGAAACTCCTATATTGTTTAATATGCAGCCAAAGTGTTTTGCAGAGTTGTTCTCATAGTGTAACTACTATTTACAAAATACTCTGCTTTACCCTCGTATGCTGCTGTAATTCTACCTGGACCACCAATTGGTGCTTCAAAGGTAGTGTAATTAACTTGTGGTAAATCAAAAATTAATTGTTCGTTATATCCTGTTACAATTTCTGTACCAGTAATACTTAATTTAAACGCAGTTCTAGTCTGCGCTCTAAATCTATTGTATTCAGTTTGTGAAGAGAAATCTTGGTCACCAGTAATTGTTATATTTCTAAAGTCACTTCTTTTTAGAAGAGCTTCAGTCTTTGCACCATTAAGTGTTGGTACACCTTCGATTGGATTCTCTATTGTTATTGTTGCTGATTCTAAAACGCTGTTCGCTGCTCCGCCAATCTCTACTGAAGTTTGATTCCAAGTAAATGGTGTGTATTCAGTAAAGGATGGAGTAGTTGGGTTTTGAAGAGAAGTTGTTCTTGCATGAACTGTTGCTGTTGCTCTAACTATTGCTCCAGCTACTATTTCAAATGCAAGTGTGTGAAATTGAACATCTGTATATTGATATTGGCTACCAACATTTCTAAATATTGCCATTGTATATGGTGGTAATGCACAATTAGAATCAAAATCACTTTGAGCAGGAATGAATTCGTGGATATATACAGAACTTGGATTAGAGGCAACAGCTGCTTGACCAATGTTTCCTCTTAGAATTTCTCCAAGTACAGTTGGATGTGGTTCAAATACTATGTCCCCTGTAACATTGTTGATTCCTTCTAAATTGTCTGGCGCATCAAACCTTGCTTTCAAATTTTCTGATTGTAATTGCTCTATATTGTCAGTAACTGACTCTGATATAAAAGGCATATAAATCCAGTTTGCTGTTGCTGTGCCAAAGCTACTTTGTTGTGATATAGCTAAATGTCCACCTATTCCATAACCCATTATTTATTCTCCTCTGAAGATTTATCTTCTTTATTATTTTGCCTTGCTTTTACAGCTTTTGCAATCCCTTCTGCAATAAAACCTTCTGCTTGAGCTTTAGACACATCCTCTTGATTTCCTTTTTTTGTAATACCTAATCCAGGTATTTGTAATCCAGCTTTTAGCCATTCTATTTTCATTATTCTTGCACCTCGCAATCTATTCTAAGAGAAATACCCTTAAAAAATCCAATGCCCTCTTCATTCCTCATATTATCAAATTTACCATCACCAAACTTATAATACAACACATTACCATTTAGTGTCTTATTATCTTTAAGAACTTCTTTGACTTTACCAAAAGCAATATCTCTTAATCTTGCACCTTCTAGATTTTCTAAAGCAAATTCATAAATCTGTATATCTATCCCTAGAGTTGTAAGATATGGTGTTGAACCACCTATAGTAATTGTATCTTCAGTTGTTTCATATGAATCTAAGAATATTCCAATGTATGGACATCTAGGTTCAGATACAAAATCAGAATCCTCTACAACTATTGTTGAAGCTCTACCATTAATTGTTGATGTTCTAGAATCATTTTCAAATATTGTTTGTATTGCTTGTTCTATTCCTAAGTAATCTATAATTGCCATTATCTTCTAGCCGTCCCTTTCATTTTATTTCTTAGTCTTGTTTGTTGCCTTTTGTAGCCCTTGTTAAAATATTTTGTAATTATTCTTTGTGCATAATCTTCTGTAGGCAATGATTCTCTTTTTTTAACATTACCTATACCTTCTTCATGTACTGAAAAATAAGATGCTGTATTACCCACAGCTATTGTAACTTTTCCTGCCTTTGCTTTTTTTAATGATGTAGGTTCTGAAAAATAATTTTTAAACAAGTTACCTGTTCTTTCTAAAAGAGCATATCCTGGTTTACGAGGATTGAACTTTTGCCTTTTCCATGACCAATATGGTGATTTCCTATCTTTAGGTCCAGGGTATTTTTTACCACCTGGTTGTTTACTGTTTAGCCATCCTTTTCGTGTAGCTTCTAACAATTCTTTAGCTGAATCTCTAGCAACTTTTGGTAGCTCTTTTGTTTTAAAGTCTTCCCAAACGCCAGTAAATCTTTTATTCAATCGCTTTACATCACCCCTTATTGTTCTAAGGTCTGGTTTAAAAGTCATTTGTAATCCTGATGGTTGTTTTGCCATTATTCTAACTCTGGTTTATAAGTATTGTCCCTAACTTTATCAAAGTCATCTTGAAGTCTGTCACCATCTGTTTGCTGGTACACATCATTAATTACAGAGAATGTTGGGTCAAAGTTTTGTGTATTACTGTGTATGCCGCCCTCTGATTGATATGTTAATACTTCATTACTACTTGTGACTAGAGCTAGATTGCCAGAGTTTATTGCTGATAAAGTGTTATAAATGTTTTCATATCTGGCTTCTACCCATTCATTTTTACTTCCTATTTCTTG